ATTCGATCATAAGCGATTCCAGTTGGACGCCGATACTGATAACCGTCCGGCGCATGTCATTGAATTGCCGTTCATGGCGCTCAGTTAATCGTCGTTGCCGCAACGCCCTGTTTACACCGTTGCTCATACCGTCGTAAATCTCCTAGTCTCGCCGGGCATCAATACGACGCCCAGGTCATCATATACGGTCAGGATCCGGCACCCGCAATTAATAGTGTTCTTTGCGCTGCCGTTCGGGTCGAGTGGGTACATTAGTGCTTCCCCATCCACAATAAACGGCTCATTGGCAGAGATGGGGTTGGCCAGCGTTTCCATATGCGCGGCTACGTGGCTAGGCCGGCTGGTCGGTTGCAGCGGGTTAACCCATCGCTTCTTCACGTTCGGGTCATCCTGCGCCGCTTGTTTCAGCGTGTCAGCCGCCGTAATGTTGAACGTCCGGCCTGTCTCGGTTCGCAGGATGCGCTCGGCATCGTAATAGACGCCGGTCGTCTTGGTTCGCCCACCCCGGCCTACCTGCCCCAATATGCGGTCAATAGCTTGCATGGCGTCGTTTGGGCTGGCCTCGCCTAGCGCGTTGATTCTGAGCGCCCGCCGCATGGCAGAGCGCATGTCAGCCGTTAGCCCGCCCACTATCAGGTCAACCGTATGCCCCACCAATGGCGCTAACCTCTGAAGCTGCGACGTGGTAGCCAATGGCGCATTGATAGCCAGCAACGGTTCCAGCACGCTATCCGCGCCATACTGCCCTGCTTGCCGTATCGTCTGGTCAGCAATCGCCGCCATCTGCGCCCCGGTCTGCTCGATAAGCGCCTCGACATCAACCAGCAAGCGGCTAATAGTCGCCGCGTTGATGTCGCCCCGCGTGATGCGGTCGGCAAGCTGCGCCCGCAATTCGCGGATAGCGGCTTGAAGCGCCAGTACCCCGCGCTGTTCATTGGCAGCGGCTAGGCGTAGCACGTCGGCCAGGGCTTTGCGGAAATCAGAGCGACGGGTCATTATGCGCTACCGTTTAACACTATCTCCGGCTCAACATCGCCGCTAGTCAGCCGCCCATCAGGGCTAGCAGCCGCCGATGCCAGATTGCCCACTAACTGGTCGTTGCGCTCCTGCTCATCGTCCATCGCTTCAGCCGCTACCGCTTCCAGTTCAGTCATGGGGTCGATGTCAATGCCAAACTCAGCCATCAGCCGCGCCCATGACTTTGCCGCTGTCTCTTCGGTAATCCAGCCAGCTTCTGCCGCCGTCATTAGGGCGATGGCGAACGGGCCAAACAGCGGCACAACCTGCGCCATATCCTTTGTGCTGAGTTCTGGCAGGTTGACGGCAACTTCTATCTCATCATTCTCGGATAGGTTGCCCGCGATGATGGCCTGGTCGATAACAAACTGCAATATCATTTCCAGCATATCGCGTACGCTGGCCTGGTCATATTCCAGGCTCTTAATAGTCGGGTCGCCCTGCGCCAGCGCCGTAGCCCGGTTGGCATCATCGCCATAACCAAACCAATGCACCGGAAAGCCCACCCCGCCTAGAATCAAGCCAAGGATGGCCCGGTAGGTGGCGATGCTGCCTTCCTGCCTTAAGTCAGGCGTCATCATGTCCCACTTCTCGGCGGCCAATGTGTAGACATTGATACTGCCCTTCTTGGGCGGGTTGGCCATAATTTGCCGGGTGCGCTTGTCTACCTGATCCGGCCCGCCCGTCACGCCAACGAACCAGCTAAAGAAGTCTGCATACTGCTCCCGGTCGCCCAAAGCGAACAGCGTTTCGTCGGCCTGGTCAATCCAGTCGGCAACCTGAATGAGGTCACTCACCCCGCGCTTCTGATTGGATAGCCGGTTAACGCCTGACCAGAACACGGAGCCGTTGTACTCGCTACGCCCGTACTCGGCCAGCATCACGCTCTCCCACTGCTCCCGCGTAGCTTGCTCCCACGTTACCAGCTTCCCGGGGTAACGCGGCTGCACGACACGCCCGTCAATCACCGCCTCTTCATCCTCGCGGATTATCCGGTACACTTTGGCCCGCTTGCCGGCGTTGTTCTCGCCAACGACAACCGCCCACATCTCCATCGCGTTCTCAGGGTGGCAAATGATGTCAGTAATCTCAGATGGGTCAATGTAGCCCAACTTGGTGCGCCCGTCACTCTCCCGCACAAACGCCGGGTAGCATTGTTCGCCAAGCAGGAAGAGTTGTAGCGCAAACTCACCGGCCCGCTTGCTCATCCGGTTAGTCGCCCAAAAGTCCGTCACAATCCCCACCGCGTCATCGTCACCCGTTACAACTGGTGACACATTACGCCCGGCGATGTGGTCTCGCTTCAGTGTCATGATGCGCTTGGCAACCGGACTAGACTGCCACAGGCTCCAGGCGGTGTCCATCAGCTGTTGCGCCGACGCCTTGCCAAAGTCCCGCAGCCCCTTGCTGGTACTACGATAACCCAGGCTCTTAGTCGTGCCGGTTGTCGGCTCATCGTTGCCGTCGTTATAGCCCTGAGCATAGGCGGCTTCTTTTGCCCGCGCCACGCCCTGCTCATACTCTTCCCGCGTAATGCCGCCGATAGCCTCAACTATCCGCTCCCCTAGTGTTGCCATTACCTGCCTCTCCGTGTTTTGTAGTTGTCCATGCTGATGGTGATGTGGTCGCCGTAGGGCTGCGCCCCGCCCATGCCGGACCATCCAATAGCCAGGCTCATCACCGTGTCGTCATGCATCCCGTCAGGTGCGCCATAACGAATGTTGCCCGATGGCAGCCGTTCACTTTCAAATGCCTGTAACTCGCCAATCAACACCGCATCATCCGGTATCCGTATCTCGTCGCGCTCAAAGGCCAATGATAGCGCCTCTATAGCCGCCTTTTTGGTGGCGTTCGTGGTGACAAATGGCGTGACCGGCAACTGCATAATACGCAACTGCTCAATAATCGGGTCGCCCATGCTGTTCTGCTCGGCTATGATTTGCGCCGGGCGGAACTTGTCAGCTAGCACCTGCAACCGCTGAACCTGAAATGAGTAGTCTATCTGGTTAAATCTATCAATGTGGCACACGTGACCGAGCGTGACATCTATCACGGTCAGCACCGTGAAGTCACTATGCTTGCCCCAGTCCACGCCCATAATATACTGATGCGCTGGCAGTGGCTCATCTTGCCAGCAGTCGCCATCGACCGCCCGCATGACGCCACGGAATACGCCGCCGCCATCCTCAATAAACTCAGCTAAATACTCTTGCCTAAATATACGCTCTGGCAACCCGGCCCGCGCCGCCTCTATTTCTGCCGCGTCAATGAATGGATTGTCGGCTGTGGGCAGTGACCAGCTGCGCCAGGTCGTGCCCGCTTGCCCTTGCTGGAATAAGTGCCAAAACCAGTTGCGGCCTTTTGGGGTGCTGATAAACATGGCCCGCCCGCGCCTATCGGATAGCGCCGGCCTCAGCGATTCATACCACGCTTCGCCACGCATAAAAGCACACTCATCCAGCACCACAAAATCCAGCCCTTCACCCCGCAGGCTATCAGGGTTGTCTGCCGACCTCACGCCAACCTCGCCGCCGCCGGGCAATGCCACCACACGGTCAGCCTTGCGGATCTCCGCGCCGGGTATCTGTAGGGCTAGCCGCGTTATCAGCCGCCAGCCCACATTGGCTACCTTGTAGGATGGCGCAACCCACCAGGACCGGCCACCGCGCACAGCCACGCCAACACATTCAGCAGCGCCCAGCCGTGTTTTTCCCCAGCGACGGCCACATGCCAGAACACGGAAGCGGGCCGGATGGTTGGCAACCTCCAGCTGCAACGGATGCAGCCGAGGCGGGTTAATCGTCAATTGGCGCATTGTCACCCCAGCCCAGATTTACCGCCCCGTCATGTTCAACCTCTACCCGTTCAACATAGCCCCGGCTTTTGGCTTGTGTCTTAAGGTAGAAAATCATAGCGGTGACGTTGCCCGCGTCGATGGCGGCGATGAGCTTATTCTCTACGAAATCATGCCGTTTCTCGCGGGTAGCCTCCACTGCCGCCCTAACCGCATCATAGCGGTCGATGTAGTTGTAGACGGTTGTCACATGACAGCCGAGCAGGTCAGCCGCCTTGCTGACAAAGCCCTGCGCCTCTTTAACCGCCCTGGCT